ATGATCCGTTTCTGGTGGCTCCTCTTACCGCCGCTCGGCTTTGTGCCGCTGGCGGCTATGAGCGAAGCGGTTACGGAGAGTTGACCAGCCTCTATTACAACCAAGTCATCCGAACCAGCAAAGGAACGGAGACGATTATGACCCGGCTGAAAGAACCGTTCCACGGTTTGCCGGTCGGAAGCATTATGTTAAACCCCCGCGTATTTTACACCGGCAACAAAGCGATAGCCGCCGAGCTTGAACCTCTGTTTCTGGTGCGGAAGCGCGGCAAGTATAAAAAACGACGCAAAAAAACAGAAAACTAATATTACAAGGAGTGCAAACAGTATGAACGCCAATACCAACTATGTAACCAAGGAATTTCTCTTTAACGACCAGCAGGTACGCACCGTTGTCCGTGACGGCGAGCCGTGGTTTGTAGGCAAGGATGTAGCCGATATCCTCGGGTACAAGAATCAGCGCGATGCTTTAGCGAAACATGTAGACGATGAAGATAAAAATAGCGTCGCGATTCGCGACGGTATTCAGGGCAACCCAAACAAAGTTGTTATCAACGAATCAGGTCTTTACAGCCTCATCGTTGCAAGCAAGCTGCCGACTGCAAAGGTTTTCAAGCGTTGGGTGACTTCCGAGGTTCTGCCCACTATCCGCAAGCACGGCGCCTATATGGACACGGACATTATCGAGAAGTCTCTGACCGATCCTGATTTTCTCATCCAACTGGCTACCACGCTGAAGGAAGAGAAGCAGCGCCGAATGGAAGCTGAAGCCAAGATCGCCGCCGATGAGCACAAGGTTGATTTCTATGACGCTGTAGGCAGCACTTCCGCCACTCTGACCGTTGAGCGTTTCGCCAAGCTGGTAACCGAGAAGCTCGGAATCAATACTGGTCGCAACCGCATGTTCCAGTGGCTCCGCAAAAATGGCTTCCTGCAGGCTAACAACATGCCGTATCAGCGCTACATCAACAACGGCTGGTTCAAGACCTACGAGGTCATCAAAGCCGGTCACGCCTTCACCGTTCCTTCCATTACTGGAAAGGGTCAGCAGAAGCTGTTCGAGAAGTTCGCGGCTGAGGCTTAAAGCAAGGAGAGCGAGGCGGCCGCTTTTGCCGCCAGAAAACCAATAAAAGGAGAAAAACAAATGAAGAAAAACCACTGCATCCACGATGACTGCGAGTATTGCTCGCGCTACAACTCCTGCAACCTGACAGCAGATGATGTCTGCGGGTATGCAGTTGTATAGGTAGATCTTGAGCCAAGTGAATATTGGCTCGAAATGAGTTACTACCAAGCGGGCGACCCTGACGCGCACTTGTCTATGCGTGATCGTCTCCGCGCCGAGTACAGTGGCGAGGTGACTGAATGACGAATGCCGTATACATTCCAAGTGTGGATGGCAAGGATGTCTACCTCGCAAACCACTATGACCGTCCAACCGAGATCGGATACAACATCCGGTCTTCGGACGGCGGGTTCAATCTGAAGCGATTCAGAAACACGCTGGATTACTCGCTCGACCTGCTCAAGCTGAGAGACGTCTACGAGCGGGTATACCGCCGCAGGAATTTCTCTTTTGAGTTGGGCGGCAAGGAATACACCCACCGTGTTATCAACGTGACGGCGCATTACGCCGTCAAGGCATTCAACCGTATCCGCAAGACGCTGTACATCAAAAACGGCTGGCGATACGATGAGATTGCCGAGAATATGGATGACTGCGCGTATGTTGTCGACGGAGAGCTGATTGCCATCCAGTGCGACACGAATGTCCAGAACCCCCTACCCCCTTCCGTACTCGGCAAGTATTTTTATCTGGAAGACGGTCAGTACAAAGCGAAGATCAACATTGCCACCGAGGTCAGTGTCGCCGATATCCGCGAGGAGCTTTACGAGAAGGGCTTCTACTGTGACGGCATCCACTATGTTCGTTACAAGCGGTCGGCCGGTTCCTCTCGTGTCGGCAAATGTTTGTACATCGACGAACGCCTCTACCCCGCTATGCATAAGTGGGAAATGTGTGGCATCAAGGTGCAGCCGGGACAGGAGATTGACCTCGCTGCTCTGGAAAGCTATATCGCGCTGACGGCAAGCTCTATTGTGGACACGCTGGAGGTGCGGCCAGAGAACTTTCTGGTAATCGATGATTTTGAAAGCACGTTTACGGATGACGTTATCGCGACCAGAGTGCGTGAAGACGGTCATCTGGTGTCTGGCCCCGAGCACGTCGAGATCACGAACAGCATCTGGGACGGTCAGTCTTTGATGGACAAGTCCCTGTTTGGCCCCAAGTACGAGCAGTACGGCATGCTGCTGCTCCGAAACCGATTTTTCAAGTCCTGCTGTTTCAACGCAAACATTCAGCAGTTCCTTGCTGACCACGGGATTACGAAAATCGAGCAGCTGAACGGATTCACGTTGGCGAAGTCTATCGAGGACATCAAGCTGATCACTACGCCGTCCAGCATTAAGTATTTGAAGTTTGGCCGGCTGCGCGAGTGGCTGAAGCGTACTGATCCTATGTTCGGCGTGGTAAAGCATGAGAAGAAGACACACTTCTTTGACGGACGTATGGTGTCTACCCATTATCAGTTGCTGAATACTCTGCAGATGTCGCAGGAAGAGGTGGATGAGTTCCTCGAGCCGTCCATCGAGTACATGCGACAGCTGAAGAACAATCCGGCGGTTATGCGCTATCATCTGAAACAGCAGTCGGCGGCTAGTGAGATGAAATCTCCGCTGCTGACCAGAAACGACATTATCTTCCGTCTGTTGGGTATTAACGACAGATTCGCACAGACGCAGATGTATGCCGAGTTCCGAGACGGGCTGATTCGCTCGTACCAGAACAACATCCGTCGCGGCCATGTATTGGTCAACGGCAATTATTCAACTCTGGTCGGCAATCCACTGGAAATGCTGAAGGCGTCTATCGGGCAGTTCGACGGCGAGTCGTCTATCCCGGTCGGTCATGTGATGTCACTGCGGTTTGATGACGGTCAGTGCCTGTTGGGGTCACGCAGTCCGCATGTGTGTCAGGGTAATATCTTGCTGACTGACAATATCCATGTGCCGGAAGTTAACCAGTATATGAATCTGACGGAAGAAATTGTGTGCATCAATTCAGTTGGAGAGAATATTCTCCAGCGTTTGAGCGGTTGCGATTACCATAAAGGTCGCCTGCGTTCGCGAGGGCGCAGTAAAAATTCGGTGAACCCAGAAATCTGGGGTGTGTAAGCTAACGGTGAACGTCTTTGCACATTGCAATGGTAATACCGTGCCAAGCTCGGGCAGTAATGCCCCCGAAGGTGTAACGATCAGGACATACCGGCCTTACAGGTCGATGAAGTCTATACTGCGGCGGCGAAATCCCGTCGCGGGAAGTGCCGAACAGGTCTCTGACCTGAAGAGATGATCTACTCCCCTACTCAAATATCGGGAAACCGAGGGTATAAAGGTTCGACTCAGACACTATGATGCTCACAGACAACGAGCTGCTCATTCGGGCAGCCGAGAAAAACTACCATCTTTTCAAGGTGCCCACCTCTCTGGTGGAATCCAAGAAAACCAAGCGCTCCTACACGAGCGCACAGCAAACCGACCTTGATATCAAAACCAGCGAAAACATGATCGGCGAGATTATCAACCTCTCTCAGGAGCTTAACAGCCTGCTTTGGGATAAACTCAATAGCGGCGTGGCTTTTGAGGATGTAGCTGAGATTTACTATGACACGTCTATGCTGGACGTCATGTCGGGTATTGAGATTCGAAAGAGTCCTTTCGTACAGTAATGTGCGAGTGAATGGCATTGAATTGCTGGAATACCGTAAAGCCGAACCAGCTACAACGCGGCGGGAAACCGCGAACGTGAATGCGGCGAAAGCAGAAAAAATGGTTCGGATGGCGTATGGTTAAATCCTAAGCGCTTATAATCGGCAATCAGCATCCAAGGTCCCAAATAGGGACAAGGTTCAACGACTAAGTGCCGCGAAGCCGCGGCCTGTGGTGCCCCCTCCCTCCGTGGAGGTGAAGATATAGTCTGTGCTCACGGGAAACCGTGAGGGGTGACTACCCATCCCGAGTAGCGACCGGGATTAACACAACAGCGACAAAGCAAAAAAGGAATTCGTGGTAAACAACCGCGATGAGTACAAACGCCTGAAAGCTAAGTATGAGCGCCGCGACGATAAGGGTCGTGCGATCAAGCCGAACTTCTTCGGGACGCTGGCTCGCCGCAAAGGATACTACGACAGCGAGAAGAAAGCCTACCTGTTCCACAAGACCACGATGGACTACGTTCAGCACACGATCAACCGCTGCCGGTTCTGGAGAGGCTCGTATAAGGCTAATAAGCCATTCAGTTATGTAATTGACCCGGTGATGGTCGGTACGGCCGGAGCGCGGTATGAGTTGGCACGAAAGTTCATTGACGCCGCTCGTGTGCTTCGTCAGAAGGTTTCGGCTATCTACACAGAACTGAAATCTTCTCTCGAAATTAACGATTCCATCGACGCGTCGGCTAAATCGGCGTTCGCGTGGGAAGAAGTAAAAGCCGCTAAAGCAGAACTTATCGAGTTTGTAGCTAAGTATAAATGCAATCCTGCTACGATGTATGTTATTTTGCGGGATTTGGAAAAGGAAGAAAACAAAGACATCAGCGCGGCGCTCTTCGATGCGCTTTTCGGCACGGCGAATTCTTCGTTCTATGATATGATCGAAAGTAGCCGCGAGCCGATTCAGATTGCAACCGAATGTCTGACCGGCAGCGTTATGCTGTACGGTTACACGTTTGAAGCGTATGAAGCAAAACGCCGAGCTTTCGAGGAGCTTTATCAAGCAGAAAAGGAAGCTCGTAGGAAAGAACGGAACAGGCCACATACCATGCAGGAGATTGCGAAGATACTTCGGGAAAATATGAACAAATAAAAGCGTGCAAAAAAGTGTAAAAATTACAGGAAAAACTGCTTAGTAACGACGCCCCTGTTTCCGAATTTTCGGGAACAGGGGCGTTATCTTATTCTTTTTCTCCAGGATAGATAAGCGATTTTTCGCCTCTCTTCCGTATCATTTTTTAAGGAGACATAACGATTTGATCCGAATTTCCAAGGCTGAAAGAGCCACCATCTACAAACTTTACCCCGAGCTTCGTGTTCCGCGTACCGCCACCGGCAAGTATTGGCTGTGCGAAGAAGAGAAGTACCTCCGCGTTATTCCACATAACAAGGACGCCGCTGCACTGCTTGACGTTATCGACCGTCGCCGCGCACGACTGGCTGCCCTTGCCGAGGAGGATAATGCGTGAAGACTGACTGGCTCAGAAAAGAAGATGAGAGCGAGTACGCCTACATTTACCGTATCGGTAACATCAAAGAGCAGATTGGTTCTTGGCAGGACGTAGCTGACCTGCTGAACTATCAACTTGGCTACCAGTACACCGAGAGCAAGTACCGCAAGGACTATGCGGCATTCTGCAAACTCTTTGAAGCCAACCGCGATAAGCTGACCGATAACAGTGCTCAGCTTCACGAGATTGAACAGCGCGAGCTTGAGCTCCGCAAGGAACAGCGCAAGTTCTACGACCAACGTCAGGCACTGACCCGCGTAGTCAACGCAAAGGCACGCGAAGAAAGCCTGCACGAGTGCATTATCCGCTCGGCTGAGCAGCTCAATATGAGCAAGCCACTGGTTCCGCTGTCTCGAGCGGGAGAAGTTCATCGTCTCGGGACGGAAGCCCTGCTTGTCCTGACCGACTGGCACTACGGCATGGTATGCGACAATCCGTTCAATAGCTATAATCCAGAGGTATGTGCTCAGCGTGTCCGCCGCCTGATTGATGAGACGGTAGAGCGTCTGCTGATGCATCAGGTCACCGACCTGCATATTCATCTGCTGGGCGATTTTGCTCATGGAGCAATTCATCCGACGGTGCGACTGGAATCAGTCGAGAACACCTGCGACCAGCTGATGCGCGTCTCGGAAATTCTTGCCGAGGCAATTCATGAGATTTCTGCGGCTGTAGACCGTGTAGATGTGTTTGCTACTTACGGCAATCATATGCGAACCGTCCAGAACAAGAAAGAAAGCATCCACGCCGATAACATGGAGAAAATCATCCCTTGGTGGCTGGCAACACGTCTCAAGGATGACGATACCATCAACGTCTGCCCAATGTGCGAGGAGTTCATCACAGACTTCATCGGCGGCAAGACCGTTGTTTCTACACACGGCGATCTGGACACGGTTCGAGACTTTGGCGTGACGGCGAATATGCTGCTGTCGCGTGACCTTGGCACTCCGGTGGATATTGCCATCATGGGTGACAAGCACCATGCAGAATCGCTTGACCGATTCGGCGTGGAGAGCATGATCGCGCCGGCTCTTTGCGGTTCGGACAATCATGCACACGGCAAGCGACTTTATGCTAAGCCGAGCCAGCTCCTGATGACTTTCGAGCAGGACTATGGCCGCGATGCCGTGTATTATCTCAAACTGGAGGAAAATTAAAGCATGGCAAGAGCCAAGAAGAAAGAAGATAAGAACACGCTGTATTACGCTGCGCTGTACTCGAAGCACTCAGAACTGTATGAGATGGCTTACGAAGACAGCAAGAAGGTTGTAAACAGCGTACTGGACAGTATCAAGCAGCTTCTCAAGGAATGTGAGGTGCTCTCGCTGCCGGACTTCGGTAAATTTGAAAACCATGAGCGTAAGTCTTACCAAATGGTAGACAACTTCCCGGGCTCCGATGGCAAGAAGCGTATTGTGCCGACCAAGCACACGGTACGATTCACCGCTTTCCCGAAGCTAAACGAAGCCTCCGACCAGTTCTACGCTACGATGCAGGAGGCGGAAGGTGGTGAGGGTTAATGGCATTAGTGCCTAAGATTCCCACCATCCCCAAAAAAGAAGACAAGCTCACACCCGCAGTAAAGCCGCACCAGATTAAGCGATGCGTCTGCTGCGGGACGGAATATTCCCGCGCGACCGATTTTTACAACGCACCGAACACAATGCTGTATTGCAACAACAGCGGCCGACTTCCTGTCTGCCGCGGCTGTATTGATGAGCTGTTCGACCGCTATCAGAAAATGTTCGATGCAGACACGGCGATTCGGCGTATCTGCATGAAGTTTGATCTATACTACTCCCCTACTCTGGTTGAAGCATCCAAAGAGATGGGAGCATATAAAAGCCGTATGGCGGCTTATATTGCAAAGCTGAACCTCAACGCTTACGACGGAAAGACCTACGATTCGACGATTCGTGAGGAACAGAACTTGGCTTTGCAGACCTATGAAGATACCGAAACCCCTACTCAGCAGACAGATTTCCAAGTAACCAAGGAACTGATGAATGAGTGGGGGCTTAACTTTACCGCCACAGAGTATGAATTCCTGCAGAATGAGTATGAGGACTGGCTGGCGAAGTGTGTCGTTAAAGGCAAATCACAGCAATCTCTGGTTCGCGAGCTCTGTATTATCAAGCTGCAGCAGAACAAGATGCTGTTGGACGGCAAGGTGGACGTCTATCAGAAATTGACCGACACCTACCAGAAAACACTCGACCGTGCTGCGCTGACGCCTAAAATCGTCGAAGCAAAGGATCGAGAGTCGGAAATCCCGCTCGGAAAGATGATTAAGCGATTCGAGGACCACGACCCGATTCCGGAACCGCTTCCAGAGTGGAAGGATGTAGACGGTATCATCCGTCTCATCAGCATTTACTTTCTCGGCCATTTGTGCCATATGCTTGGCATCAAGAACCGACACGCCAAGATGTACGAGGACGAAATGAATAAATATCGCGTTGATGACCCTGACTTGGAGGATCTCGATGATGAGGACGTCTTTGACGCCATTATGAATCGCGCTATGGAGGGTGTTGATCTTCTGGCAGAAAAGGAAGCCGGAGAAGAGAACGGCGGTGATGCCTGATGGATGCCACCAAAGCTGAAAAAATTGAACGAGGTATGTGCAAGTGGGTTAGTTTCTATCGAGCTAATCCACATCGTTTTGCTCAGGATTATCTCGGCATGAAATGGCTGGCGATGTTCCAGTGCATTCTACTGGACTTAATCTGTCTGAACACCTATGTGATGATTATCGCTTCTCGCGGTATGGGTAAGTCCATGATCGTGGCGGCGGCTATTTGTGTTCGATGCATTTTGTATCCCGGTCTGGAAGTAACTGTCGCGGCCGGCGTCCGAAGTCAGTCAACGAACCTATTGAACAAGATAGTCGAAAAGTTCATGCCTGACTCACCCAATCTAACGAACGAGATTGAAGATTACAAGGTGACGCCCAGCGAGGCGTACATCAAATTCAAGAATGGCTCCGTGGTCAAAGTTGTAACAGCGCGTGATTCTTCACGTTCTGCGCGTACAAACTGGATGATTGCGGACGAATTCGTGCAGATTCCGAAGGATATTATTGATAAGGTGCTCAGAAAGTTCAAAGCTGGCGAGCGTACTCCGGGCTTTTACAGTTTTCCAAAGTATAAGAACTACCCAAAGGAACGTAACACGGAGACCTATATCAGTTCGGCATACTTCAAATGGCATTACAGCTGGGCGAAATTTAAGGCTTATTTTAAGTCGATGATCAAGAGCGAGCCGTATATCGTGTGCGGTTTCCCTTATCAGTTGCCTGTTTCTGCAGGATATTATCCGATGGAACAGATTCGAGAAGAGATGCAGGAAGATGATTTCAACGAGATAAGCTGGAGCATGGAAATGTGCTCAGAATTTTATGGTGAGTCCGAACGTGCATTCTTCTCTTTTACAGACCTAAACTCTGTACGGCGCATCACGCGCCCAATCTATCCACGGCCTATGTATGCGGCACTTGGCGATCCCAAGTTGAAGTACCCAAACAAAGAGCCGGGGGAAATTCGCCTGCTGAGCTGCGATATCGCAACTTCCGGCGGCGCGAAGAACGACGCAACAGCGATCACCCTGTTGCAGCTCCTGCCTAACAACTCTGGACAGTATATCCGAAATGAGTGTTACATGGAGACCATTGATGGTGGTCATGGTCAAGACCAAGCAATCCGCATCCGTCAGCTTCATGATGATTTAGATGTGGATTATGTCGTAGTTGATACCAATGGTGGCGACGCCCCTCCTTCTGGCGACAGTTGGAGTGCAGCGCGGAAGAAAACGGGAACCCTGAGACGGGAATCCGACTGGAAGGCTTCGAGTAAAGACGAAGTCACAGGCAACGCATACGAGGTGATCTCGCCAATTTGGCGAACTATAATCCTCGCACGAGTCCGCGCCATCTCACGCAGAT